AGCGTAGCAGAACGAACAGCTCCCTGGATGGCTCCACTTTACGACGCAGCAAAAAAGAACGGAGTCAAGCACGACCAGATTGAGCAAAGTCCGCTTTCGTACATGCGGGGCGTTACGTTCTCCGACAGCTTCGCCATGCTTGACGAAGCTCAGAATCTGACGTTGGCACAAATGCGGTTGTACCTAAGTCGATTCGGTCGCGGTTCTAAGCTGGTCGTTTGCGGCGACGAGGATCAGTCCGACATCAGGGACAGTTGCCTGCAATGGGTGATGGCTCGGCTTGTCGGGCTGCCTGGTATCGGCGTTCACAGGTTCGATGCTAGCCACATTGTTCGTCACTCTCTAGTCGGCAAAATACTCGATGCGTTGAAGTAAATCGAACGATGTTCCACACAGTGGAAACAAGTTGATACTCCCAAGCATGAGCGATGCCATGATGCTTTCATGGCGACACCTGCGGACCTTCTAGCACAAATCGAAACAGCAATCACGGCACTTTTGACAGGTGGCGCGAGTTCGTACAGCATTGGCGCAAGGTCAGTTACAAAACTCGACTTATCCACACTGTTTGAAGAACGCAGGCTGCTTCAGATTGAAGTTCAGCGGTCGTCCGGTTCAGGCGGGTTCTCCTTAGCAAAGTTGGGGAGACGCTAATGAACCTACTAGACAGAATCGTCGGCTACTTCTCACCCCATGCAGGTTTGCGACGTGCACAAGCTCGGCAACTGCTGAAGCGATCTTACCAGGGTGCCGAAGCGAACCGTCTGACGAACCACAAGAAGCCACGCAACCAGTCAGCCGATCAAGAAATGATGGGTCCGTTTGGTGCTGATGCTTTACGAGCTTGGGCGCGGGCTTTAGTTCGAGACAACGCATACGCTTGGAACGTAGTCGATACCATCGTATCAAACGCAGTCGGCGACGGAATAACGGCTCAGTCCACTTACGAGACTGAAGACGGCGAAGATATTCAGGACATCAACGATTTCCGCGACAAGATGTTTTGCGAATGGTGCGAGGTCGCCGACATTAACGGCGAACTTACCTTTGCAGAAATCCAGATTCTTGCCAAGCGGGAAATCGTTGAAGCTGGCGAAGTTCTTATTCGCAAGATTTCGACACCGAACAAGACATATAAAGGGATTACTCGCCCAGTTCCGTTTGCATTGGAACTGATCGAAGCAGACCGCATTTCGATGGAACGCGATACTTTCGCGACTAGGATCAACAAAGATAATGGCAATCGAGTCATTCGCGGTGTTGAGCTTGACGACAAAGGCAAGCCGGTTGCGTACTGGATCTATCCAGAACATCCGAACAGTCCATACACAGTACGAAACCAAGTACCAGAGCGAATCAACGCTTCGGAAATCATCCACCTGTACCGAAAAGATCGCGTCGGCCAGACTCGCGGCGTGACTTGGTTTGCACCTGTCATGTCGTGGATGCGAGACCTGGGCGTCTACGTTGATAACGAGATTCAGGCGTCAGCGGTTGCGAGCTGCTTTGGTGTAGCGATCAAGTCCGACATGCCACTTGGTAACTTAATGGCACCAAGCGGAGAGGACACGACAGATACCAACGGCAACAGCCTTGAATACTTGGAACCAGCAATGGTTGTCCGGTTGCGTCCAGGCGAATCGGTCGAGTCGATCAATCCAGGCCGTCCAAACTCGGCAAGCGAACCTTGGATCAATTTGATGCTTCGCGGCATCTGTGCGGGAACTGGTACGAACTACGAAGCGATTTCAAAGGACTTCAGCAAGACTTCCTACAGCTCGTCGCGTTCTTCCAAGCTAGAAGATCGACCACGATACAAGCGATACCAAAACTACATTGTGCAACATCTTTGTTTGCCGGTGTGGGACGAGTTTTGCAACGCATCAGCACGCGCAGGTTTAGAGAATTTTCCAACATCGACGGAACTTCTTGAAGATCGTCGCAAGGTGGCTCCAGTTGAATGGCAGCTACCTGAGCAAGAATGGGTCGATCCCATGAGTGAACAACAAGCGGCAGAGCTTTCTCTGAAGTCGTTCACAGACACCGCGCAGAACGTGCTCGGCGCTAGAGGCTTGTCGTACCGTGCTGTTTACAAGCAAGCCCGAAAAGAACGCATGATGCGACTGAAGTACGGTCTTCTGACACCAGAAGAACAGACTTCGCAAATGATGGCAGCACAAACCGGATCTACCGGACCAGCAGACGAAGCGGCAGCAATCGCAACCGAATCAGAAGGCGGGAGCGGTGAATGGATGGGGCTAAGTCGTTTGCAGTGGAATCGCAACCGCAAAGCACTCATGGACGTTCTCAACGGACTAGCAGACGGTTCGATGAGTAAGCCACTTGCTGAGGCTCAGTTGGCAATGATCGGTCTGGCGCAAAAGAACATTGACGCAATCATCACGGACGCCTCTGACGGTGTTGTTGACAATCCAATCCCTGCCGAAGAGGAGCCTGCTAATGTCGAGTAAAAAAGGCAAGCTACCACCAATCAAAACAAATGCACTCGCAATGCGTTCGGTTTCGATCCAATCCGAAACAGCAGACGCGACTCAGCGATCCGTTCGAGTTGTCACTGCAACCGAAAATCCAATCGATCGATGGGACGATTCGCGACAAATGGTCGTTGCTGAAGTCCTAGAAATGGATGGCATGACTCTGCGTCCCGGTGCTAAACAATTGCCAATCGTGGACAGCCACGACACAACCACTGTTCGCAACGTACTTGGCAGCCTACGCAACCTCACAATCGATGGCGACGAGTTCGGTGGAACAGCTTACTTTGCAAAAGACGCAGACAGTCAAACAGCATACAGCAAGCTAGTCGAAGGCCATATCACCGACTTCTCAATCACCGCACAACCTGACGAGGTTCTACAGCTTCGCGCAGGCCAAACATACACGACATCGCGAGGCACTGAGGTTATTGGGCCAGCGAATGTCATCACGAAATGGACCGCACTCGATGCGAGTCTAGTGGCTACTGGGGCCGATTCACGATCGACAGTGCGTCGGTCTTACACTGACTTAGAAAAAAGGAAACGAGCTATGGACCCTTCACTGTTGGAGCAACTCAAGGCAATGGGACTTCCTGAAGGCATGGAAGACCCAAATCAGGTTCTCGCTTGGGTTGTCGGCAAGATCGGCAAGCCTGAAGCAGAGATTGAATCGATGGTTGAGGAGACTCCCGTTGAGCCAGTCGTCGAAAAGATGGAACACGAAACAAAGCCAGTCATTGAGCAAATGGAAGGCGAAGACAAGAAGCCTATCGAGGCTTCCGTCCGTTCCGCAATCGAAGGGCAAATCAAGCGTGCTTTGGCAAACGACCAAAAGCGACGAAGCGAGATTCAAGCAACGTGCAAACTAGCAAAGGTCGAACGCGCCTTTGCAGATGACTTGTGTGACGCAGGCGTTAGCGTCGAGGAAGCCAAACAAAGGATCATCCGAAAAATGGCAACAGAACCGCTAGGACGTTCGGCAGAGGGTGATTCGGTTCGAGTCACACGCTCCGCTGATGACAAGTACTTTGAGGCAGCTCGTGACGGTTTGCTCATGCGAGCTAAGACCGCTTCGCGAGTCAAGCGAACTTTGCACGATGGCAAGGTTGCAGACGGTGCGGAAGACTTTAGCCGCATGAGCCTGCTCCGGTTGGCTGAAAACTTCTTGCGTCGGTCGGGTGTGAACACAGATCGATTCCACTCGCCAGACATTGCACGCGCTGCAATCGGAGATCCGAAGGCACTTGCACGCATGAATATTCAGCGAGGCGATGCCGCTTACCACACAACCGGCACGTTCGCAAACTTGATGCTGGACGCAGCCAACAAGACTCTATTGGCTGGCTACGAAGAAGCTCCATTCACTTGGAACCTTTGGGCACGCCAAGCAGGAAGCGTCAACGACTTCAAGCCAATTAACCGAATCCGATTCAGCGAGTCGCCAGACTTGGAGCACGTTCCAGAAAACTCGGCCTATCCCGAAGGCATCATGACCGATTCGAAAGAGTCCTATGAAGTCGAGAAGTTCGGCAAGACATTCTCGGTAACTTGGGAAACCGTTGTAAACGACGACCTTGACGCTATCAGCCGAATCCCTGCAATGCACGGTAATGCTGCTCGTCGAGTGCAGAACAAGAAGGTTTACGAAGTTCTGACCAGCAACCCAACGATGGGCGACAATAACCCGCTGTTCTCTTCGTCTCACGCTTCTGGTGACAACACCCAGGGCGCAGGAGCTCCAGCAGTCGGAACGCTGAACACCGCTTTCGTCAAGATGATGTTGCAAAAGGGACTCAACAGCAACGCGATCATCAACGTGATTCCACGGTACTTGATCGTCCCTGTTGCATT